TAGATGAATTTTGCGCAACCCAAACAGCTATAGACTCGTTTCTACCACCACCCAAAAATGCAATTGCCTCATTAAACACGCACGCCGCATGGGTGCCGACGCAGCCGCGCATTACCTGAGCGCCATTGACGCGGGCGAACGGGAAATTAACACCGCCGATATTTTGGAAGGTCTCCATGGTGTAGCGGTTAATTGCCACCACTTCATTGCGCAGCTTTAGCAGTCCCTCGATTGGGTCCGGGTCAATTTCTGAACTTGCATAGTTTGATGATTTAACCGACGCGGGGTCGTTAATATCGGTCGAGTAAATAAACTCCCCGTCCGTCATTACTGTGTATCCGTCAACCCAAAGCCCATCAATTACGTTGCCCAAATCAGAATCAATAACTCGTGTGACCGTCATGCCATCCGAATAATAAAGCCCGCCGCCGCTGATAATAATTAGCTTCTCGAACGAATAATCCAGTCGCACCATTTCGCCATAGCCGCCGACGTCGCCAATTATTGTTAGCGCCCCATTTTCGGCAACGGTGCAAAGCTGTGTGCCAAAAACACGGTAATGCACATCATTCCAATTAATTCCGCCGCGATCTTTTCCGGGGCCAAGCATTACGGTGACGATGCCATCCGCAGGGCGCAAATAGCCTTTAGAAATTCCGTTTTCTTTCGGCACCGGTATTAGATTTACCGGGTAGCTCGTGCGGAAATCGGCGTCACCGTCTGCGTAGATGCCGTTAAGGATGGGGATTTGCATTTTTAAATGTCTAATCAATTACGTGATTGTTGCCATTTATCGTAACTCTCAATTTTCCATATCCAACCTTGCATGAACTTATCTCATTCCCACTGGATAGAAGATTTGATAAATAATTAAATTCGTTTTTATATTGACTATAAGAATATGTGCCTCCATCATACGAATACCAAAGGCACAATTTTGCTCCAAGAGCGGCAAAAATAATAGAGCGCTGCATCAGTATGTTTATTTTTCTTGTGTCAGTGCTTAATACTCCAGTTTCGGTTATATAAATATCCTTATTTACTGCACCTATTTTGCTAAGAACGCCCCTAAAATTATTGTATGCGGTGCTATACATGATTCCATTTTCATTTGCAGATGCTTGAGTGGGAGACTGATTGTAAAGATGCAGTGCAACGCCATCTAGCCAATCCACCGCTCTTCCGCCAGAACCATCTGACGCAGTTAAATAGCTTTCCATGAATGGTAGCGCTATGGGGTTTGCTCCAGCAATTGTAGGGCCTATAACCAAGGCGCTATTATCAACACTTTTAATAGCCTGAGCTGTTATTTTGGTATATGGCCCAAGCAGGGCCACATCATCGGCATAGGAAGCGCTCTGGTCTATTTCGTTCCACACCTGCCACACAATGCCCGTTTTACCGAAAAGCTCTTTTGCGCGCTTAACTAGCGTTTTGACGAGCTCCGCCCACTCCGGGAGATTATCCGGGCACATATTCCCTTTAGTGCCTTTATACGACCCCCCTAGAGCCGCCCTTGTAACTAAGTAATCGGGGGGCGCCCCAAGAACAAAAATTACCCGTTTATCCAAATGCGCGGAAATAAACGCGTCAAAAGTTTGCCAGGCAAAAGAGTCCTTTGCGGGGTTTATATGGGTGGCCACACAGGTGGCGCTGTTACCGAAAGTGGCGTTATAGTCCCAGCTCCGGGTAGTGCCATACGCCCACCCCTCAGGCACTTGCGCCACATTAGCGCAGCAAGTGCCTAAGTAATCCGGGGGGACTACAATAGGCGTTTTTATTAGCTCAACCTCGCCAAACATATTAATCAACCTTATTAGCCCGAACAAAATGCGATTCTATGATCGCATAGTCCGCCGCATTAGCTATGCTTACCGCAAACGCCAGCACCTGCGTATTGTCAGTATTAATCGACAACTTGGGCAAGGATGACGCGTTGCCACTGTCCCCATACGCCCCGCTGACGCCGATCTGCGCGTTCACCCGGCCCCGGTTTTTTAACGTGCCTTGTCCTGCGGCCTTTGGGTTCGTGGTTTGGTTAGACCCTTGGAACAACACGCCTCCAAAGTACATGTTATACACTTTGTTGTTCGCGCTATTTGGGTTGTTCACTACCCGGTTCCATTCGATAAAGCCATTTTGCCCTAAGAAGCCGCCGGGTATCGCATACGATGGTCCGAAAATATCGACCCCCGTAGTCTGGGTGTAAGCCCCTGCCACCGTAGTTAAAGGCGTTGGCGCATCTGGTATTTGTGGGACCCCCGAAGTGTACATATCGGCATATACTGTAAGTATTGTCGCAGCAGTCCAATTTGTGTAATAAAATCCTGACGGGCTTGATGCGTAAAGCGCTCCAAGCGGAAAAAATGTATATGCTGGGCCAACAACATAATCAAGCCCGGTGCTTACTGTTATGTTTCCAGCGGTATTGTTTACACTACCGCTTGACGGGACGATAAAAGGTACCCCGCTGGCGAAAGTTATTGACTTTGCGCTATCTCCACCTGAAACGGAGTAAAGTATTTCACTCAGCGCTGTAATAGATATGCTGCAATCATAATTAAATGGCCCTATTGATGCTGACCCGCTTATAGTGATCGGTGATTTGTCCAGCGATGATGAATTTACGTAACTTCCATATCCTGTTATAGACATGGAATTACCTCTATAAAGAGTTACCGTAGTTGATTTGCCAATGCTTAAAGTTGCCATTTTAACCTACCCTATACCATGCAGAATTTTGAAGAGAGAAGCGCAGGCGGAAAAATCCGTTTTGCGCTAGTGTTGTTGGGGCGCCGACTACGCTAGCGCCATTGCCAGCAACCGTTAAAGCGGTCACGGCCTGAGTTGAATTAACTAATATTTCCTGCTTATCTTCAGCATTTAGCGAGCTTGGCAGCGTAATTGTTCCTGCTGCATAGGCTGCGGACGGCTGCAGGATTAACCATGTCGAGGTTCCATCGTCGCGCACCAGTGCGTTAAACCCGGTTGCCGTAACTACCGCGAATTGGGTTGTCATCGCGGCAGAATCGCTTTGCGTTAGTAGTGAGGCGACAAAACCGCGCTCGTCTGCAGCCTCCGGCGAATAACACGGAATAACCTCGTTCCCGGTAAGCGCGCTCAGCCGGGTTAAATCTTTTATAGCCATTTTTAATTATCCAGCTGATACGTTGGGGGAATTACTGCGCCGTTTGCTTCTGCTTCGGCGGTGGAAATAGGCATAAAATTAGAATTGCCATTTCTCCATGGTTTATTGCCAGCGCCACGCGGTAATGAATGCGGGTAGGCGATATAAGGCTTCTCGTTAGCTAGGCTCGTAATTAATGCGCCATAAGCAGACGCAGCGCCTTTTACCGTTTCCGGGTTTAATTGCTTGCCGTGCGTAGGCGCCAATCGACAGGCCAGCATTAAATAAACACAGGCATTTGCCGCGTCTCTAACGCCGGAATCATCATCCAGATTTTGGCTTTGTGCATTGGCAGAAATGACATAACCAACACGCACGCCGCGAACATTTAATTCAGCCATTAAGGCGTCCAATATTCGGGCGGCGTGTTGGTATTGCTCGGGCTGAATATCGAAGTCGTGCGCAGCTATACCGATTTCTGCATAGGCCTGGTTGATAAAATCACGCTTCGACCAGCCCATAATTAAGCCTCTGGCTCTGGTTCTGGCGGCGTCTCGTCATTAGCCGCTTTTGATTTTTTCAGCGTCTTTTCGTGCTTTTCTTTAGCGTCGGCCTGGGTTAACGACCAGCCATCCTTTAAATGGGTTTTAACTTCCTCGTCAGGCACTTCGACGTAATCAAATTTATCACCGCTGATATGGCAAAGACGAACCGATCCGGGGAATTTATAAAGCATTGTTGTAGGCATAAAAAATTCCAATAAAAAGCCGGGTTTCCCCGGCTGTTAGTTTTATGGTTGGCTGAACATCATTACGCCGGTCATTTGCGGCTGTTTATTCACTAAGCCGTAGAAAACATCCCAACGGTATTTAGTGCTTAAATCACCGATTGCGCCTTGGCGGAACATCGCAACAGTAATGCCGTTTGAAGTGGTGGCTTTCGCAACCATCAAGCCAGCATTTGGATCGGGCTCGTATTGGCCGGGAACGATTTCAAAAGCATCTGCTTGCCAGAATGGGTTAGCGTATCCAGTGGCGGTGTTTAGCCAAACCAGTGCCGCACCATTCGCTGGGGTTGCAGATACGTTTTTGTATTGCAGTTCAGGATCGGTGCTGCCACCACCAGAAATGATAGGCGGTGAAATTTGAATAGTTCCAGTACCGCCACCACCGGTAAGAATTGCAGAGACGCGGAATGTTTTTAATACCCCGGTTGATGCTTTTGTGATGTGGTGAACCTCAAACACGTTTGCAATAGTAAATGCGTCACCAACTTTTACCGTACCGCTTGAAACAGTGATTGAAATAGTTTGATAACGGTTATCAACGTTTGACGTTTCGCCGGTACCGGCAGTTGATGTTGCTTTGGGCGTGTAGTATTGGTTTGCGCCGTTCATTGTTACTGTGACGCCAGCCGCAGCGGTTAAGCTGTAACCATAATCGGCCTTTAAAACATCAAAGCCGTTAATTTCCGCCACATAACCTTTTACATACGCGAGCTCGGTATTTTTATTATCCATAGTTCGCGATGCAAGGTTGCTTACCATGCCGTTGTAATCGGATGATGCCAACACCAAACGGCGATCCATGGTATCAACACCAACGCGGTTGAATGCGTCATCGGCTTTCGCCAAGTCATCAAAGCCAGATGCGGCAGAGGTACGCTTAACAAATACGGTGCCGGTTAATGCAGCCAAATTTGAGCAGTCAACGTTAATATCGGACGCCAAGCGCTGCATTGCTGCGCGGCCTAAACGCTCCGACTGCAGCTGATCGCGCAATTCAGTTGCAGACAAGGTTAAAGGCACAGAATGCGAATAACCAAGGCTTACAGGAACACTTAATTGCGTGTAATTGCGGTTGAAATTGGCCGATTGATCCACGCCAGTAAATGATTGCGCAATGTAGGGCATGGGGCGCCACATTGTGTTATTGCTGCGCTCTGCAAGGACAGATGGAAATTCCTCTTTCGAGAAAAGGTTGGAGATAGTCAGCTGATCTTCGAAACGCTTCATTTGTTTGTCGAATGCAACTGTTTCTAATTTTGCAAATGAATTTGCCATGATTATTTACCTTTATTTATTGAGCTTTTGCCGCTCACGCTCGCGATTCAAGCGCAGAATTTCCGAGCGATCCCCGGTCTTATCTGCTCGCTTGATTGCGTCTTCCATTTCCTGATCGCGCACCTTCGGTGAGGGCGTAGAACCGGAAACTTGGCGCATAGGCTGCGGTGCGGATTTGGGTTTTTTGTCTATTTTCATTTCGCTTTCCATCCGGGCCATTTCGGCTGCGAATTGCGCGTAATCTGTCATGGCAGATAAGGCGTTGAGTTTTTCGAGGGATTTCTGATTGCCCAATGCGTACACAAGGGCTGCAGGGTTTTTTGCGTGGTACAGAATGATGTTTCGCTTCGCATCGTCTAATTTCGCACGCACAATATTTTCAGCGTCGTCATAATCTGGGCGTTTTAGCTTTGCCTTTTCGCCTTGATAATGATTCAGCTTTTCAGTGTGCTTATTTTCTAGCTCGGCTTTTTTTGACTCTATGCGAGTCTTTTTTTCGTTCCACTCTTTCCATCGCTGCTTAAACACAGTCGCGTCAAAGTTGCACTCTTCGTCTTCAAGCTCTGGCTCTGGGCCTAACTCGTCGTCGCTTTGTGGTTTTTCTTTCTGCGGTGCATTTACTTCTAGCTCTCTAAGCTTTTTGCGCAGGTCTGAATTTTCCTTGAAAGCCAATCTGGCCTTTTTGGCGAATTCTGGCTCTGCTTTTAGCTTTTCGAACTCCTCGTCTTCCTCTTCGTCTTCGTCTTCTTGAGGTGGTGAATCCTCTTCGAAGCCAATAGTTAAAATCTCGTCCTCTTCTGTTTCAGTGGCCTCAGTTTCGATCTCTTGATCCTGAATCTCATCGTCTACAATTTCGGATTCAATTTCTTCTACTGCTTCGTTTACTACCATTGTTATTGCCATGACTTACTCCACTACTCACCCATGAGGCCGGGCGGATGCCGTTAAAAAATCCTGAACGCAAAAAAGCCCGCCAGAGAAAATCCCTGCGGGCTTGTGTTTGCGGTTTTAATTTATTGCTGAGGCAAAACCTGCGGTTGCTCTTGCGGCGGATTTAGCTGCTCAAGCAATTTATTCGTGTTGTCAATGTGGCTACCGTCAACCTCTGCGGCTGTTTTATTCGCCTGCTCCATCGTGAGAATTGTTTTTGCCTTGTTCAAATCCGAAGCAGTGCGCGATTTCTCGGCCTCAGCTTGCAGATAGATTTGGTTTGCGTCTGGCTGCTGCGCCTCTGCCTCGGCCTGCATTTCTTTTTTATCTTCTTCGGTTGGCTCAATAACACCAGTGCGCACAAGTTTTTTGCGGTAGTACTCTCGCAAATCGCTCAAGCCCTCGCCTTCAATGTTCATCATGATCGAGGAAAGTAAAACCGCTTGATCTGCCGGGTCTTGTGTCACCGCGTAAACACTTTCGAGCGTGCGAACAACATTATTTCTGCGGCTGTTAGAAGCTGGGGTCAATTTAGAACTAACATCAAATTCAGCGCGGGACAGGTCGTTTTCTTTTTTGAGAACCCCATCATCAGCAGTCATCGAATTTATTTCGATCGTTGAGACCTTGCCCTGCGAATCAACCACCTTTAATTTCCGGCCGTCTTCTGTGTACACGTCTTTGGCTTGGCTTAGCCAAACGTCGGCCGCATACTTTTGCGCCTCGGCGTAATTGGATAGATAGATGAACGTCTGTGAATCCAGGCGATCCTGAACCATTCCAACAGCAACACCAGAGGCGTTCGGCGCGAGAGTATCAGCTGACTGAGGCTGCCCTAATATCTCTTGAATATCCTGCTCGTTAGCTGCGTGAAGAGCAGCGATAGCGGGAGGGATTTGTGGTGGCTGCGTGTATTGAAGCGGGCCGGTAGCAACTATATTTCCGCCAGCGTCACGCAGCGGCTCAGCAAGCAGGAACGCATTATTAACCACGCTATCCTGCTGCCACATTTCCATGTGCGGAAGTATTTGTTCTGCTGCGAAAATGGGCTTTTGCACGCTGGAATAAGATGCAATCTCGGCAATTTTCGAGATGTTCATATTCTTCAAGCGCATTGAGTCTTTAGCGCAGCGGATATGCCCTTGGGCTCGCTCAATGCCATCTACTACGCTGCGCTGTCCGTACACCATAACAATTGGTATTTTACTTCCAGCAATGTGCCCGCAATCCTCAAGCACTTCGGCGCCAGAGAGAATAAGCATCCTGACCTTATTAGTTTTAACATTGCGCTTTTTAACTAACTTAAAGCCGCGAGCTTTTAAATCTGCAACCTTCTCTTCTAAATCGTCTTTCTCGATTTCCGATTTGTAAAAACGCTCGTCTTCACCGGTTGGGCCTTCGTAAATATAAAGCGCGTCGGTGATTTCCTCGATTGTGAAATATTCACAAATCGTCACCGTGTCTTTGCTGCGCCACTCGTAACCGTATTGCGCAATTTCGCCAATATCCCAGGCGCTAGGATTGCCGCCGTAGCGGCGCTTGTATTCATCGTGTGATATTTCGCAGATAACCCAAAACCGGCGTGCATCGCTCTTGTCTGCGCGCTTTGAGTTTAAATCGGGGAATACGCACAAGTCGGCGTCGTAAATTGGGTAGAAACAAATGCGCTGCTCGTCGTTGTCGGGGTCGCCCTCATCGACATACTCATTGCATTGCTTCCAGGCTCCAATGCCACCCTTCACTGCCTCATCAAACGCATTATTAAACGCCTCTTTAGCTCGGCTGTATTTCACGTCTGCCCGGTAAATTCCAGCAACAGCGTCGGCTAATTTGTCGCTGCTTGTTTCGCTCTTGGGCTCGAACGTAATCTCCACTTCGTTTTTGCGGAACTCGCCAATAATGCGCTGAACCGCGCGAGAGCCTTTATTCACTTCGAACTTTGGTTTGTTCTCGTACTGCTCAGATAGCGAACCTTCCCACGCTGCGCCAGCCACGTCACAAAAGCGGCGATCCTCAAAACACTGGCGGCGCTCATCGATTACGGCGGTATACGCTGGCCCAAATTCACGAACGGCCACGCGATGCAATTCCCTGAGCTCTTCTGTCTGCTTAGGAATTTCGTACAGCGGGGAATCGTTCATTTATTTACCAGTGGTTTTTTACGGGTGCTGATTTAATTGTTTGAATAGTAGCAGTGGCGGCTGATTGCATTTGATCGGCAACTAGACAGAGATAACGAAACGCATCTGCGCCATGGCTGAATTCATCATGCCGTGGCGTTGTCGCTTCTTTGGTTTGTTGATTTATATTTCTGCGGTAGCGCTTTAAGCATTCAATCAATCGCTTGACGCCTTCGTCTTCCTCATTGAAATAAATACGAGGGAACATTATCCGGGCGGTTCTTATACCCTGCTCAACCTCGATATTCGGAGTTGGCTTCACGCTGCGGTTATGGGCAACCAAAACCTGGTTATCGCTTTTCCCGGTCTGGTGTCGCATTGCGTAACCATCGTGCGGCAGCCAGTCATCACCCCAATTAAAATTAAGTTTTTGCAACTGCTCTATATAGCTCGGAAGCGCCCTGTGTGAGTCCTCGATGTAGCCAATAATGCGAATTTCACTAGCTAAGCGCTGGGCCAAAATAATTGCCATCGAATCGCTAAAGCCCAAATCCCAAATCGCATGAACTTTGAGCATTGGATCGTGTGGAACGCGGGTAAATCTCCCACCTGTTTCCGCTGCTGAGACTTCGCCAAAATAAATGGCGCCCTCTACTGCTGGCTTACATTTGCCTCCCCAAATGTGGTCGTACTCCTCTTTAATCATTGTGGACTCAGCGTGCAAGCGCTCTGCCTCTAATTCGGGAGGAAACCAGGGGTTATCGTTGTAATTCATTTCAACGCAAATAGTGTCCGGCGCCGGATTCACCACAAACATTTGGTGAGTTTCGTCGGTCTCTAGTTGCGGGTTATACGTGGCCCAAATTTCAGAGCCTGGCGCGCGGATGGTCGGGATTAATATCTGCCAGCTGCGCTTAGTGATTGATTGGGCTTCCTCGCACCAACAAATCGTGCAGCCTTCAAATGATTTAATTGATTCGGCGGTTAAATCCGAAAGTCCTGAGAACAAAAACAGCGTGCCGTTGCGCCCGCGTATTTCTGCTTCTAAAACCGTGTAAAAGCTCTGCAGCCCAAGCTCTTCTATTTGGTCTTTTAGAAGCTGGTGAACCGATTGCTTAATCGACTTCTGCACTTCACGAGTGCAAAGAATCCGGTGTTTCGATTGAGCGCCGAGAATTAACAGCGCTCTAGCTACGCCCCAACTCTTCCCGCTTCCACGTCCGCCGCGGATGCCCTTCTTGCGCTTGGGTTTGAATAAGAATTTAAGCTTGGGCGGAAACTTAGCCTTTATCTTCGTCGTCGCCAAACGTGACCTCAATTGCGAGGTTTAAATCTACTTCGCCCGAATGCTGAACCTTGTCGGTCCACATGCTTAGATGCTTGCCCAGCAGCTCACAACCCTTTAGCGCCGCCTGCGGGTTGTATTCGCTCTCGCCCTCTGCAGACGTCGCCTCAACAATGCTTTGAATCTTTTGCAGCACATAATCCGCTGTAATTTCAGTGCGTTGCGAGCGATCTGCGGTTAAACGCTGGATTTCCGCCTGAATGTTAAGTTTTGATAAGTTTTGAGTGCCTATTTCCTTTGCCGTCTTGGCGCTGTAACCAGCTCTAATAGCTGCTTGTGTAGCGTTTAGATCGATCACGTACTCTTTGCAAAACAGCGCCTGTTTATCGCTCAGGCCGCCGTCTTTGATCTTTGGCATTACCTAACGCCCTTAACCTTCTCAAGGCTTCGCCCAGCGATATAACCGCCCATCACAAAACCAAAAACGGTCCACAGGTGCTCAGGAATGGCAGCAAGCCAGGCCTTCACGCCTTCGGCAAACGCAGCGGCAGCAGCCGGGTTGAAAATGCTTAATACGCCCATTGGGATGCACCATAGGATCATGATGTAAACCACATATAAAAACGACGGGCGGGCGCGGCTCGTATAGGGGTCTGCGCTTTGAGCCTCGGCCAGAATTGCGCTTAGGCCGGTTTTAATCTCGTCTAAATCGCCCTGGCGTTCCGCCTTCAAAAGCTCAAGCTGTGCAGCTGCCTTTTGAGCCGGGTCGGGGATTAACTTATCTATTAGTTTTGTGCCAATGGATAAAAGGCTTAGCGGGTCAAAACTCACGGGTAAGCACTCCTAGAAAGCTGAAAGTGCGGGCCGTCTTTGAATGTTTTCCAGTCTCCGCCCCATTCGATTTGAATATTAAGCTCTGCAGCCGCCTGCTTCATCGCGGTGGCAATTTGCGAATACAGGGGCCATGACCATTCCACCTTGCCGTCGATCAGCGCCGCCAAATCAATAGCGTGGCCGGTAATGTGGCGAGAGCTCAACGTTTTGCTGGCACCAGCGGCAACCAATTGTTTTTGCCGCTCAATTGTGCGCAGGCCTTCGGTGACAGTGAAATCAACAGTGGTCTTCTTAATGGCAAGCTCAACCACGCGAACTAGGCTGGGGTGAACGCCATTGAGATTCACCCGCGATTTATTGCCCAGCGCAAAGCTCATGAGCGACCCCTTTCAGCATCTGGCTTATCGTCGCCACCACGCCCCAGGCCAAGCCGACGGCCAATCTGCTTACACAGCAAGCGCTCACCCATCAGAATTGCTCTACTGCCCATGTGCGCCGTTATCGCTATACACACCGCCTGCATGAGCGGCGGGATTCCGGCTGGCTCGCAGAGCCAAAAGGTAATCATCCCGACAAACCCGCTTATAACGCACTCCCCAACCCATTCAGCGATAGAGAAGTGGCCGCCAGCCCTCAGCTTTACGCGGCGGATAAATGCAGCGGTTCCGCCCCAGATGCTGATAGCTAACACCCAGGCGTATGTCACCACGGCGTAATTAAAGGGGTCTTTCTCGGGCATTTGAATGTTTCCGAATTTTGGGTATAAAAAACCCGCACTGGGCGGGTCAGAAATATTTCCAAGCTAGGCAAAAAAATACTCGCGTTACGCGTAACGCTGCGTTATAGTTACATCACAGCAACGGGATTGGCCCGGAGCGAACTGGAGATAAGATTATGGCAGCACAACAAAAGTACAAAGGGCAATTCAAAATTGTAACCAAATCCGGCAGGACTGTATGTTACGCTTGCTCTAAAGAGGAATCCGAATATATCGTCAGCGCGGGCCGTGGGCGCCGCGCAATCCCTTGGAGTAACCGCTTCAACATGTATAAACATGTATAAGAGGGCGGGCTGATAGACAACCCAGAGGCTGAAATACTCTAATGACAGATAAATCCACGCCCAAAACCAACGCCGAGCGCCAAGCAGAATACCGTAAACGCAAGGCGGGGGAATCGCTTCAGGAGGTGCGCGGAATCTTCGCCACCGCTGAGCAGGCTGACAAAATCAAGGCCTATGCGGCCACCCTCTCTAAAGCAAAGCCCGCTTAGCGCGGGTTTTTTACATCAGCCGCAAAATATTCTTTTTGACTAGCGACAATTCGCGGGTCAGGTGCAGGCAGCGGTTAATCTCTCGCTTCAGCTGCTCAGATTTATTGCAGTAGCTGGTGCCTGCGTCGTAGATATAGGCGTCAAGGCCTTGCTCGTGACCATCCAGCAGCGCTACGTGGGCGGCCAGGCTCTCGCGAGTCAGGGCAATTGGAATCTCGCTTGCGGGCTCTTGCATCAAATCACTTGGGCTTTCAAGCATTTTCCAGCCCTCAGAAACGCAAAAACCCCGGCTTTCGGCCAGGGTTAACAATAAATTCAGGGGATTTACGCAGCTTTCCCCAGCATAGAAATTTTAGGATTTTCGTGAATTGGAGTCAATAGCCGCCTTAATTATTCGCGCAATCCAATAGTCCCCACAAATCGCTTAGCAGCTTTCTTAGCTTCCGCTGCTGATTCGCAAACGCTCAGCGCTTCGGTCAGCTCGCCTATGAGCTTGGCGTCGATATCGACTTGAGACACATCGCCAACTGTCTGCACGCCTGGCGTCAGCATTATATCTCCAGGCTTTTTGCGGCGATTTACCTCAGCGGCAACAATCGGCAGCGCCCGCTTGGGCAGCTCATCCCCACAATGGCGCTTGAGCATCTTGTAAAACTTGTGCCACTTGCCCATATATTCGCCATGGCCCACGCCTAGCAGCTGCGCCAAATCCGCAGTTAACCGGCGGTGAACCTTTAGCAGCTCTTTTTCCTGCCCCTGGCGCGCGTCTTCCGCCCCAGCATCCATGGCGGCCACCTTTGCCAGCAGCTTTAGGCGGCGCTCGAATATGGGGTTATAGCGCAGCTTGCGCACCTCACTCTCAGCGGGCAGCCACTCGAAAAAAGCGTCACGCAAAAAGCCGTGCATCGCTGAAAACTCGGAAAAGTTGGCGGTACCCTGGGGGGCGTAGGCGATCATCCCCCAGCAATATGCAATGTAATCCACCTCACGCAGCCGGTGCACCGCCGCGATAATAAAACCCCGCTCGCAGTGGTCCACAATCGCATTATCAGCTCCTCGAGCAGTTTTCTGCACTCCCACGTTAGCCGCCTGAGTAGCAAAATCGGGGGCGGCAAGGTCAGTCATAAACGCATCATGCCAGGCTTGGCGGGCGCACAGGAATCGCATTAATTTTCCCCTTTATTGTTTTTTAGTGCAAGGTAGCCAAAAAAGGCAGCCGCCCGAGAATCCGGATTGCTTCGCCCAGCCCATCCCGTGATTTTCTCGAATAATTCCTTTTTATCGCTCCAATTGCCTTTTTGCGGCGCATGAAGTACATACGGGATTTTGTAATAGTCGAGCCACTTCATTAGCTCCAATTGAGCTTGCTGGCAGCGGCCTATGTGCATTGCAACTTTACTTTCTGCCGCTTTGGTGACTTTGCGATTGCGGGCGTAGACAAATTGGTTTTGCATGACGTTTTCAATCGAAAACATTACCGCGCCCAGTGACAACCACTGCGGCAAATGAAAGGTAAAAATTTCCACGGCGGTTGCAGATGCGCAAACCCTCAGCTCGCCAGATTCGTAAACAGCAAATCCGTGGCGGTCTGAATCCGGGTCTATTCCAAAAATAATTTTAGATTCCACTACCCACCCCTATTCGCCATTGCTGCAAAAATCAAATTGAATCTGTGCGGTTTCACGATCAAAGCGCGCCTTTGCAGCCTGGAAATACTCGGCGTCTAGTTCGCAACCCACAAAATCAACACCGAAATAGTGGGCGGCTATCGCACTTGAGCCACTTCCTAAATGTGTGTCTAAAATCTTTTGGCCCTTTTTAGCGTAGTTCGTTAAAAGCCATTCGTATAATTTAATCGGTTTTTGGGTCGGGTGTATTTTGTTTTGCTCATCCTGCACTGATTTTCTAAATATTTTATTTGCCCCTTCAAATGATGACCAAGCAAAATCAAACATTCCAAAACTTAACTTTTCGGGCTGTTTCTTGTCCCAAATAATGCAGTGCTTTGTTGGTGGGAGTGCGTAGTAATTGCCCCCCCAAATAATTTGCTGCTTACTTGTCCTAAAAACTTCATCAAAATACTTCATGTCTATTGGTTTGTTGTCCCAATCTTTTGCTTTTAATCCTTTGTCCGTTACCAATCTAGGGCTTTTCCCAATTCCTATCCCAAATTCAGGGTCAACTATCGCCAAGTCAAAATACTTATCAGGCACAGTAGCCATGTACTCCATGCAGTCTATGTTTAATAGCTTTATTGCCATCACTTCCCCCAATTCGCTATCGCTGCCAAAACATCAAGCGGGCACTCATGCCGCGCCGGATATTTCTGCAATTGTTTGTGCCACAGATCGGACTGCGGCCCGTAAATATCTCTGAATGCTCGCCTGCTTTGATGGGTAACAATATCGTCGCAGGCCTGGCATAAGCCCAAAATAAACCATGGGCCAACGTAAACTTTGTCGTGCCGGAACGTGGCGCCCTCCGCATGGTGAACCGTTAGGCGCGCCTCTCGATCGCACGCGATGCAATGCGGCTGATGTTTTACCCAAGCCATGTGGCGATAAGCTGCAGCGCTTGGCGCTGGGCTTTGCTTAGTAATTTTTCTTTGCACTGCTGTCAGCCCGATAAATAAAATCGCCCTTATCCATAACTATTTTCGGCTCCGTCTTTTTGCACTCGCATACATGCTCGGCCAGGTTGTCGGCAACCGGGCGCCAATAATTTCTAGCAATTAGCGTGTGGTTGTCTTCGTCGGCGCCCTCCATGTCAAAAGCCTTAATTGCAAAATTGCCTTCATTGGATGTGCAGCGCTTGCCATTTTTAGTTACAGATACATGATATTCAGCCCCAAGGATTTTTTCGGGCGCTTCGACTGAAGACAAAACACTGATGCCGGAGCTGTGCAGCCAGCATTCAACAATCCCGCCGTCTAAATTCTCCAGCTTTCGCACAAGCCTCCACGAATCGTGCTTAGGCCGCTTGGGGCTGATTATGCTTTCCATTAAATAAATTCGCCTTCTGGCTGATTGCCAACTTCGCCACCCAGCGCTGCACTCAAATTGAAAATAAACTTACGCAGCGCCTCCGCATCAAGATCAAATTCGACATTGTAAATTCGTAAATTCTTAAACCACATGCTCCCACTCCCGATAAATTGACTTTGCTGGCGGCTCAGGAATATCAATACCCCAGAACTGATAAGCCAGATTTTTTACATTTTGAACAAATTCGCTAAACGCCTGCTTGGATAGTTTTGTTGTTGACTGATAAACAGGAATTGTCTTACCGCTTTTCGACTTGACTTCGCTAATCATTAAAAACTTTGTTTTCATAACTTCGTGCAGCAAATCCTTTGTCCAGGGTATTTCTCCGGTTTCCGTATGAATAACAATCCCAGCATTTGCAAGCAGCGCTGATAACTGCATATAAACCCACCCAAACAAATACCGGTTTTGCAATTCGGTGCGCTTAGCCTTTTGGTTAGTAATAACAACCTTGAGCGGTGCGGTTAAATCAATCCTCTGCATGTGAGCAATAAAGCTGCTGCGCGTCTCAGGTTTCAAAATCCACAGCTCATCCATTGGTTAAGCCCAACTTAAAACACATGTGCTTAAAATTCGCCGCCCCAATAGCGCCATGGAAAACGCCGAGAAAGTTCTTTTCATCGCGGCGAGGCATGAGCATAACAACACCCTGAATGCGCCCATTCTCGCCAGGCTTTTCTGTTTTATCCTTTGGCGCCGGGACGGTCTTTGCAAAATAACTGCGCAAATTGCCGTCAACTAATTCAACGGCAATAGGCGACTCTTCATTCGCGGCGATAATGCGGTTTACGATTTCTTTCACGGTTTTTACTGTTTTATCAGTTGCCATGGTTATTCCTCAAGCATACCAAGCAGGCGAGGCAGAGTTTCTGCCCCAGCCGCTCTCGATTTTTCAACAACGGATTTATCCGGTAGCGCAGGCAGTCCAGAATATTTATAAATCCCAGCAGGAGCACAATCAGGGCTCCCGCCATTGGAAATTAATCCAACGATCTTGCTAATCGTCAGCCGCTTAAAATCTGGGTGATTGGTTCCCAGCAGGTGTTTTAACCCGCTCATGCCCTTGTCAATTTTTTCCCGCGAAAAGCTGCGGATCATGTTGGCGTGTTCGCGCTTGACCAGCTTCTCGGTTGTCTCGTCCGGCATAATTTCGTCGTAAAACCTTGGGTCGATCAGTTTTAGCCGGAAGAAAAAATACGCTACAGAATCGCGCTCCACTTCGCTTAGCGGCGCTGGCGCTGCTCGCTCGGCTTGCCGGTTGATAATCTCGCTAACGTTTTTCATGGTTGCCGCCTAAAAATCGGTTGCTCGGTTGTAATCAAAAATCTCTGCGTTCCGTTGCGCGTTTTTCTCCCTGGAATTCAAAAACTGCTGAGGCGGGGATCGCGGTTGGTGAATTCGCTGAGTGTCGTTGCGCACCCAATTGCGCCAGGTGGCCAGCCAATCGTTTTTGGTGGCGTCTTTGCCAGGCTTGGCAATCCAGTAGTCACGGAATTTTGCCGCCATGTGTGTCAGCGCTTGCAGATCGAGCTGCGGGTTTATCTCCAGCGCAGCTGATCGGAATTTATCGTCAAGGGTCCATGACTCAGGTAATCGAGTTGCCCTGGGCGGTTTTTTTGCCTGCGGCGTAACTAACTCGCCAGAGTTAGTATTGTTTTTATTAGTTGATGATGATGTTGATGTTGGTGGGCATTCCTCAAGCACTTCTTGTGGAATGCTTGGAGCATTGCTTGTGGCATTTTTCCACCTTGCTTTTGCCGCTTTTTCGGCTTTTTCCTTCGCCTTTGCCTTATTTTCAGTTGCGCGGGCAAGCTCTTGCTCAATTCTTTTATGCTTCAAGCATCCGTTTTCCTCGTAGAAGAAATGCTTGATCGATGCTTGGGCTATGCTCCAAGCATCCATGCTCATACGGGTAATGGAGGCCAAAACTCGGTCGTCATTCGGCGGTGGCCCGTTCATCCAGTAGTCCATTATCAGCAGCAGATAAGCCCCGTGCTGCTCGGTTGATAGGCGCGAGGTGCCCGCCAGGTAATCCCCAATAAACAGAGGCATAAATACATCTGGGCGGTCTTTAGTGGCCATTAATCAATCATTCCATCTGTTAGGTTTGTGCTTCGGCAGGCTTTAACTTCGCCTCACCCCAGTTAAACTTTTTTGAATAACACAGTGAATTTGTGCTGCAGCGCTTTTGCGCAATTTGTATAGCCTCGGTTTTGCTGTTTGCTTCTACCTCGGTGTCTACCCACGCTTTTACTTTTAGTCTTACACTATATTTAGGCATGTATTTCTTCCTCGAAAAAGTCACGTAGTTTTTCTGGCTCAATCTCAAAATCTAGCCATTCGCTCTTGCTGTTGTGCGGGCTTAAAGAAATATTTGTTCTACCGCCAAAAACCTCATCGGGGAAAACAAAAACTCTATAGCCGTCTTTCAAGTCGCCGCTTGTGTCGGTTGCAAAAAACGCAACGTAAAAATCTGGCTTTAACGCTTTGGCGTGGGCAGTTTTAAACCCCCATTGTGCGCTTGAGTTTCGTATCGAACTATATTTAACATCTACGGTCGTTCCGAAAATATCAAAATCAAAAGCGGGGCAGTTATCATGCAAATGTTTGTTTGCGCTCATGGCTTGCGGCACAAGTCGCTGGAACTCTTTTTCAGCTTCTGCGCCCAATTGCTGGCCGCGTGTGCCATAGTTGCATTTGTCGTTACTTGTTAGCAGTCCAGCTTTTTTAAGCCAAATAAACGCAATGTAAGGCGGTGCGCCAGTTTCACTACACGCGCCTTTTAAATTGCCCGTTTTCTGGTAAGCTGCAATTACTGATTTTTTGTCGTAGGCCATAACGTTAGTGGTTTTTGGTTTATTAATCCGGGTAAATATCAGGGCGCAACTGTTGCCGGGTTATTTTCCGGTCTGTAGCGGCCTCTATTTTTAATGCGTATTTGGCCGGCAGCGGCTTGGTTCCGTTTTCTATCTGAACTAGGAACTGCTGCTTCATGCCTATCGCACGGCATAAATCCGCCCGCGATTTGAATAGCTCTATTACTTTCTCAATCATTTCTTGTTCCAAAGCTCCGCTTTAACAACACCATTAAAGCCCGGCTTTATTGTGGAGTCAAGCCTACCGCGCGAAAATTAAAGCTATGGTTAAATCGGACAAAGAACTAAAGAGGCTTGAAGAGTTAGCGAGGAAGTCATCGCTTGGGCTCAGAGTCACCTATGCGCTGAAAATATGCGGAGAGATCGAATCCAGATCAGTACAAGTTCAACAACAAGAACTCAGAATCCAATGGCGGAAACCAGAAGGACGAATTCAGCACGGACGACTATAGCAAAAAGGAATCTGCAGAATAACGGGATATTAGGTAGCAAAGGCGGGAGTCGAACCCGCGCCAGTCGGCAGTGCCATCTAGCCCCACCAGGGCATTGCATAGGCTAACGCTGAGCGCAGCCGCGCGAAGCGTCGAGCCACGAAGTGGCGGTGCTGGCGCGACTTGTTACATTTACATAGCGATTTAATTTAGGAGAATAAAATGGGAACACAATTAGATTTAGATGACGTAGCTGGAAGCTCTGAACTAGCTATTGCTGAGCTTAAAGAATTGCGAGACTACATTAAAACATTAAAAGCTGGAATTGAAGCTGTTAGTTATTTAATTGGCGAAAGTAGCGGTGTATATGTAAACGGTAATTTAATGCAGCCTATGGATTGGGATGACATGC